TTCTTCTATCTCTACATCAGGAGCAGTTGGGGGTGGTAACGCTTCCGCATCGTCCGCTTTACAATAGACACACAGCCCACTTACCTCGTCTGCATACAAGGTTTCGGGGTGTAAGTTCTTACAACGTAAGCACTTACGTTTTGGTATCTCTGCATTCAAGACGCGGCAGGCTCCAAGTAGGCGTTAGACTTCCCGGCTATCTCCAGTAACTCTTCATCAGACAGGCGCTCAAGCTGTTTTGCGGTCGCGTTGAGGTTGATGTTTATCTGAGTCGCTTGGTCAGGCAGACCTAAACCATGCAGCTTCACTAGTGAGTCGACAGTGTTCTTCATTTCTGTCGCGGTAGCGGACGAGGAGTACGCTTCCATATACATAGTGTGTGCGTTGGTCTTAGTGAACTTGACCTCTTCGCGCATCTGGTCGCGAAAATACTGTAGGGCTTGCTGCACCTGTGGCAGCTTAGACGCGGAGTACGCGGTCTGCGCGGACTTATATCCGGCTGCTCTACCGGCAGCGGAGACAGTCATGCCGCTCGAAACCATTAGGACGAGCTTTTCTTGTTGCACAGTGAGTTCACCAAGCTGCAACCCCATGTAAGGGACGTGGGATTGGAACTCGGTATGGCTCATATCTTTGGTATCACTAATGGATACGTCTTCGGACGCTTTCTCCAAACTGCTCCCTCATACCCTCGTCTTGGTAGATAAACACTGGTGCACGTGCACCCAGATCATCCAGCCCGATATTGACTACAAATTCATGCAGCGACAGGTGCGGTGGATCCATAAACATCACAAGTTCTTCGGCTAGTGACGCGTCATAAGCTAGAACTTCGACACCTGAAACGTAAGCTGTGCCTAGAAGAGCGTCTTCTAGTCCCTCTATTGCAAGCATTTCGATCATTGTCATAGGCGAATATTAGCCTTACTAATATATCTAATCAATAGACATATCGTGTATGTTTTTGACCCACCACCAAAACATGTCTATAGAGAGGGTGTGGCGCATGATATTTATGCGGTACGCCACGAGCTGAACATTTTCTGGCGTGTACCCAGACTCAGGGCTTACGCGGTCAATACTGGCGTTGAATTCTTTATGGCCAGTGCCGTCTATATGGTGGGTCATGTTGACACCCGAGATAGCACACTTGCCGTTTTGTGCCTCCCATATGTCTATAAGGTCTTCAGGTTCTATCCGCCATTCGTGCGTTTCTTTACGGGAGTACTTTAGTTTGGAGCACAGACGCCTTAGATACTGTTCGTACCCAGCGCTAACTAGTTTATTACGCGAAACGGATTTGCAAGAATTGCAGATACCACGCGCCCCGCCTTTCTTGTACTTCTCAAACTGCTCTATTGGCAGATCGCGCTTGCAGCTTTTGCAAGTCTTGGTACCCAAAGACCGTGCCCCCCGGTCATTAGTTGAGCTAATAATACGTACCAGAAAATTTTTTGCAAAATTTATTTACGAATCGCTCACACACTATCTCCCCCCTGCCGACTAGACCCAGCCCTTCCCCCGATTACGGATCATGAACCTTGTTTCGTGATCCGTGGTTGGAACCTTGTCCGGCAGTAACCCCTTTTACTCACTCGTTCCTCATTCGTTGTCGTTTGTCTTTGTGTCTTTAACTAATAGGAGATAAGACATGATCTACGCAGACGCAATATGGTTCGTTACTCTTGTTCTAGTAATACCCTCACTAATCATGTGGTCTTTGTCCACGATTCTTGATCCACGGCCCACGGTTCGTGGTGCAAGGCGCTTGACCGAGCATGAGTGGGCCATGAAGTGGCAACGTGCTGAGTGGGAGCGGCGTCGTCGCGCGCGGCGGGGTGTGTGACAGCACTTTTGGTGTGTGCCACCACAATTTGCAACGTGGCACACATCGTAAGTCTTTGTTCTACATACCATTTCTCTACATAGCCCTAGTGTGTGCCACGTGTACCGGCTAACACAGGTTAGTACAGAAACAGTTTCTTATTTTTAACACTTCTGTTTTTGAACTTAACTTTTTTAGCTTTTAGTGGCACACATGGCACACATTTACTCTTTCTTGTTGTGAATCAACAACTTACATCAAATCTCGTGGTGGCACACATGCGGCACACATGCGGCACACAAGGTGGCACACACCACGAATCACGGTCCACGGAGGACGATTCAATGTTCAAGTTCATACTTTTAATGCTTTCTAGCTTTGTATCTATGGTTGCAGCAGCACACACAGTCAGCTTCATATTTAACGGCTCATTTATACTGGCTGCAGCTACATTCGTTTTCTTTTGCGCAGGTTGTTACATGACTGTCGCGCTCACATCAGTTCAGGAGGCATAACAATGATCGGTAGCACAATGTATCGCGATTTCGCTGAATCACGTAGCTGGAAACGTGAACCACGAGCCAAGCTTAACTATCTATGGCTTCACTGGCTTATGGAAACCGAGACTGGTTATTCGTGGTTCAAGCTTTATCACGAGTTCGCTGCTTGGATGCAAAAGCACAGCTGGAAGTTAGTGCTACTTATGGCACTTGGTCACGCGTACGAGGGCTACGGTATTACGGCCTCGTTCCTCGGCCTTTAGTCGTTATGTTTTGTGAGCACAACGCTCTTAACCAACAGGAGGTTGCTATGCAACAGACGTTTGACTTCACTCCCAGACACAGCGCTGTCTGGTCAAACTTACGCACTGGGTTTCGTAACACTTGCACTTGGGCAATGGAGAACCCTGCTGAACTTCTCATCGCTGTGATGGCTGTCATACTGATGGACATCGATGAGTCACTAGACAATATTGAGGAGGCAACTGATGCTTAATCCACTCCCCCTTAACTTTGAGTCAGACCATTGGGACTGGCTCGTAGACCACGAAGCGCAACTCGTGGAGCACGGTACACACGACGTGGACCTTGATTCTGCGCTTAACTTTATTAGCCCAGCTAATATTACAACCACTCTAGAGGAAACTAGCCATGACTAACCAGACATTCATCAACCAAGCCTTCTATGCACTCTGTGAATACAAAGGCTTCAAGGGCGACACAGCAAAGTACGTGTCTAATCAGCAAGCAGCTACTGTCATTGAGCAGTACGTTGAGGCATTTCTCACAGCTGTTGAGAACGAAGACGCAGTTGTTCACCGCTTGTCAGTACTTGGTTCGTTGCAAGATCTCATGAACAAAGTCTCGTGGAACACTCGCAAGTTGTTCAAGGCTAACAACGCCAACAGCGATATGGACAACAACGGCGCACCTTGGGGTCTTGAGTCTTCTGAGCGTGTACGTCAGCTGGTCGATGTCGACGCTGACAACGAGACAGTTGCCAAGATCATCGAGTCTGACTTCGAGTCACTGCAGATGGTACACACTATCCTCAGTCAACAGACTGGCATCGATACTCCGCTCTACTACTTCGTAGAGACTGAGCGTCAGCCAAACGGCGACTGGGTTGACGTTACCAACGCAACCACGTTCGACGATGCAATGACTGCGATGGACGACATCGTGGACAAGCTCAACGAGAAGTCACGTGAAGACATTCGCAAGTCCGTACGCGACGCACTAGGCAGCCTCAAGAAAGCAGCCTAACCACCTAGCCCTGCTGGCCCTACGGTCAGTGGGGCTTTTTTATGTTCGGGGTACCCACGATCCACCACCGAGCCAACCACAACCCACCGGGGAGACAGCGTGCCATGTTTTTGACAGGTCTTATTGCAGCACTTGCAATCATATTTCTTCTACTCAAGTTCAACTTTCGTCGTGTGCTTAGCCACGACATCAGTATCGACATCGGCGTCACAGTCCTGTTGTGCGTGCTGTTTGCCGGTACCTTCGCAGGCATGATGACTGGCCTCATGGCTGGTTGCATCATCTCTGCTTTCCTTTACTTCAGCAAAAAGTTCTACGGCTACGAGCGCTTCGGTGTCATCAAGACCGACAAGTTCCCGTACCGCAAGTTCGGCTGGATCAACGTGCCACCGGGAGGTAAGTAATGGACTTTGATCTTAAGTACTGCATCCACATTGACGAGGACACATGGTGGGAATACGACGCAAAAGGCATAGCGTTGTGCCGCGTCTGCGCTAAATGCAAAGAAACCAAACTAGCAGCCTATCGCAAAGACGTACTAAGCGACCCTAACTACGAAGCAGATGAGGAGATTGACGAATAATGTACCCAAGAGAAGCAAAGCTAATGATCAGCAAACTCCAAAACACTAGAGCAATTTTAGACGACGTTATGGAGGACTACCCAGAGCAGTATTTAGCACTCAATTTCATACACGACCAACTACTCATCGTGGAAGCGCAAATTGATCGGATAATTGGAGACCATCGCCAATGAACCACGAACCACGTTCCATCAAAACTGAGCACGATGTTTTGCTCACCTTGATTCAGTACATCCAGTACCACTACCTCAAGGTCAGTGAAACAGGCGAGACCAACGTCATCGTGCCATTCGACCCAGTCGAACTAACCCAGTGCATCGCAGTACTTGCACGTGCACAAACTATGCGAGGTATTCAACCATGAAGGTAACCCTTTACCCGTGGGACGTTCAGGAAGCAATCGAGGAGTACATAGCTAGACAGTTTGGAGCAAGCACCGAACGCTTCGACACAAAAGAAATGTACTTCGAGTGCTGCCCTATTACCTACGACAAAGAAACTGGGCAATGGGTAACACCTAAACCTGAAACTTATGCTTTCGACGATAGTTGCGAGCTAATCATTCACATTGAGGAGGTATCCAACCCATGAACCGTGAACCATGTAGCATCACCGACGATCCGTACAACGACTACTCTGACTATGTCGAGGGTGAGGGTGTGTACAAATCCAACGACGAAGACGAAGACAAAGCCTACGAGGAGCAACGACAGAAAGAAATCGACGCTAAACATCCGCTAGAACTCTACGCAACATTCATCAACAGCCTTATGGAGAGACACAGTGCAAAATAGAGCAATCCGCCCATCTGACCTAGCCAAGGAATTGCGTGCCAACGCATTGGCTGACATCCCATCAATGATCTGGGGTCCACCCGGCATTGGTAAATCCGACATCGCGTATCAGTTTGCTACATCTATGAACGCCAAACTGTTCGAGCTGCGCGCTAACCTGTTCGACCCCGTCGATGTACGTGGTGGCCTCAAAGTTGTGGAGCAGGAAGACGGTACATACCGCACACGCTACGGTGTTCCAGAAGATTACCCAGACACTGACTATCAGGGCGCTGTGGTTCTCTTCATCGACGAGCTACCCAACGCACCCAAAGCAACACAGAACGCGCTGCTGCAGTTGTTGCTTAACAAGCGTATCGGTACATACCAACTACCACCTAACACGATCATCCTTGCCGCAGGTAACCGCGCTCAAGATCGTGCCGCAGTACATGAAATGCCTACTCCAGTACGTAATCGTTTCGCGCACTACACACTCGAAGCTAACGTCGACGACTGGGTCAAGTGGGCTATGACAAACAACGTGCACGACAGCATCACAAGTTTCATTCGTATGCGTCCCTCACTGCTACACAGTACAGACGGTACCGACTATGCATTCCCAACACCACGTACGTGGGCAATGCTCGATCGTAAGTTGCCGCACATGGCTGACGACTTCTATGGTTGTTCATCTATGATCGGTGACGGCCCTGCTGGTGAGTACCTCAGCTACAAAGCCATCTACAAAGATATGCCTGACATCGACACCATCATCGACAAGCCCGGTACATCAACTGTACCAACCGACACATCAGTGTTGTTCGCTGTGTCCGGTGCATTGGCTTCGCGCGCTGACAAAGACAACTTCGACAGCATCATGCGATTTGTTCGCCGGATGCCCGCCGAATATCAGGTCATTACCATCCGCGACTCTATCGCTAAGCAACAAGACTTGGTCACTCTTGACTGCTTCACCAAGTGGACCACGGACAACGCAGCAGTATTGCTGTAAGGAGAATCACATGGCATCAGTACGTTTATCCCGCGACCTGCGTTCAACAATCAGACGCAATGCAATGCAAGCGTTCGACGTGAGCACCCCCGAGCCACAGTTTGCGACAGACGATATCAACTTCTTAGTTGACTCAGTCTTGCAGTCTGACTCTCAAGCTACGCTCGCTGCCATTGCACAAAGCTACGACACCGTCCCAAAGATGCGTAGCTCATGGTCGTACAACCGAGAACTCAAACCAGCCTTTGGTTTCGAACCACCTTCCGAAACAAGAGTAAGCAAAATCACTTTCGTTCTTGAGCCCAGAAACGAAGCTAATGGTCACCGCACTACAGTCGATCTCAATCGATCTGTCCATATGTACTCTGCCCACAACACTGCAGAAGTACCCATCGCCGTAGTTCGTGACCCTGCAGAACGTGCACGTGTAGTAGAAATACTCAACACGTACGAGAAACGCCATCAAGACTACAGAGATTCACGTGCAAACTATAACGTCACAATCGACAGGCTTCTTGATGAATGCACTACGCTCAAGCAGTTCTTGCAAGCATGGCCTGCTGGTGAATCGTTTGTACCTCAAGACAAGATCAATGAACTACACACCAAAGTAACTCGCATCCAGAAAGCACGACAGATCAAAGAAGACATCAACTTCGATGACACAGTCGTTAACAAAGTAGTACTAACCGCCAAACTAATGGGTAACTAATATGTCTGCAGAGAGCCTATTGCTCAAAGCCCGCACTGCGCTACTGATGGAGCAGCCGTTCTTCGGAACGCTGGCCATCAGGCTCAAGCCTGTTGCTGACGACGAAATCAAGACTGCGGCCACGGACGGCCAACGTCTTATCTATGCTCCGTCGTACATCAGCAAGCTAACATCACCGCAGCTCAAGGGTCTGATCGCACACGAAGTCATGCACTGTGTATTCAACCACATGACACGGAGACAGGACCGTGACCAAAAAGTCTGGAACTCAGCATGTGACTACGCTATCAACAGTCACCTCATTGATTGTGGTTTCATCCTTCCTGATGGTGGGCTTATCGACAAACAGTTCGCTGGCCTCACTGCCGAGGAGATATACAACCGCATTGCTGATGAGCCGCCCAAGCCCTGTGCGTGGGGCAAAGTACTCGATGCAGGTCAGGGCACTGTAGCTGGTAAGTCCAATGCAGCTATGGAGTCCGACTGGCAAATGGCTGTGACCGAAGCAGCTGAGGTAGCAAAGCAACGCGGTAAGCTGCCGGGTGCCATTGCTTCTTTCATCAGTGACATCATCAGCCCCAAAGTCGATTGGCGCTCAGTGTTGTGGCCCTTCTTCACCAACCTAGCTACCGATGACTACAGCTGGCGCAAGCCACACCGAGCTTACATCAGTGAAGATGAGTATCTGCCCAGCATGCACAACGAAGGTTGTGGCCCTATCGGCTTTGTCATGGACACCAGTGGCAGCACAACAAGCTTCTTTCAACAGTTCGCATCAGAACTAGACGCTGTGTTGGCGCAGGTACTACCTGAGTCTGTTCACGTTGTGATGGGTGACACCGAGGTTACTGACGCATTCGAGCTAGACCACGGATCACGACTACAGGATCTGGAAGTCAAAGGCGGCGGTGGCACAGTACTTGCCCCGTTGTTCAAGCACATCAGTGACAAGAACCTCGAAGCCATTGTCTGCCTTACCGACCTTGAGATGCACGAGTACGATTGGGAACAGATATGCCAACTTGACTTACCACCCATCCTTTTCGTCTCAACTAACCGGTCGTTGGAAGCACCAATCGGCACAACTATTTACATCTGATTATTAGTACTGCTAATGTAAGGAGTTCACATGAAGGACGCGGAAGAATATATCCAGCTCAGCAAGAGCACACCAAGCGATTTCGAGTTCGATCGCTTTGTCAGAGTGTGGGTTGAGTCACGTAAACCAGAGATCGCAGAGGAACTGTTGTCTCGGTACCAGCATCTAGCTGGGGATATCTACGCGCACATCGAAGCGGAAAGTAGGAGGCGACAGCATGAAGATGGACCAGACATTCCCTTTTAAAAACTGTGTAGGACAGCACATCGTCCTCAACCCCCGCCATATACAAGCACGAGACTGGGCAGCTGTTGCTGACTACACCAATCTCGAGACACCAACCGCATGGAAAAAAGTGCCCGCCGAAGATAGCGTGCACTACGAACGCTTAATTGTGGAAGACGGCCTTAGCTTTGCCTATGTATCACTGCTGCAAGTGTGTCGTCGCAACAACATAGATTGGATCTACTTTACTTGGACCGCTCCGCTCGCTGGGGGACTGGAGGTATTTGATGAGCATTGGCCTGATCTCAGAAAACAAGATACGCGAGAAGCTGCGTAAAGAACTAGAAAAAGACATCAAGAAATTTCTTGATAGCGGCGGCGAGATTACTCGCTGCAAGTTAGACGAAAGAAACTTCGAATACGGCTACAAAAATAGGGGGAAAAATGTTCAGCAAAAGTGACCAAGCCTATGTAAATGACGTCGTATTAGCCCTTGAAGCTGCAGAAACAATGGCAAACAGACACGGTGAAGACACCTGTGTCCTTCAAGATTTAAGAGTTGTTCTACTTCGGTTCAGCAACGAAACGCCTCTCGAAATTGTTAGGCCAAGAAACTACAGAGGGAGCGCTCTTGACTGATATCACGCTTGATTTCGAGACTTACTTTGACACCAAAGTCTCGCTAACCAAACTCACCACAATGGAATACATCAAACACCCCATGTTCAAAGTGTGGGGAGTAGGAATCAAATACGACGATTGTGACACCGTGTGGTTTACCGAAGACGAAGTAGAAGATGAGCTTGCAGACATCGACTGGACTGATGTCCGGCTCATCTGCCACAACACCCCCTTTGACGCATACGTTCTATCACAGTACTACGGGTACATACCCGCATACTTTATAGACACAGCTGCAATGTCACGAGGCAAGTACCCCGGTCAATCTGCCAGACTTGCCGACACAGCTATACGTCTATTCCCCAATGATGAAAGTATGCGGAAGGGGGGAGAGTTAGCGGAGGCAAAAGGAACCTTCGACCTCTCCCCCGAACAAGACGAGTCGCTTGGACGCTACTGCATACAAGACGTCGACCTAACATATGCTATCTGGAAACAGATGGAGCCTGACTACCCACAGTCCGAGTTGGATCTTATTGATCTAACAACACGGATGTTTGTAGACCCGGTCATAGAAATAGACCGTGAACGACTAACCATGTACCTAGAAACAGAAACCAAGAACCGTGAAACAAAGATAGAAGCAGCAGGTATCTGCCCCAAAATCCTTAGTTCCAACGATAAGTTCGCTGAGCATCTACGATCTATCGATATAGAACCACCCATCAAACGCAGCCCCAACACAGGTAAAAACATCCCAGCTTTCGGTAAAAACGATGCAGGCTGGAAACAAATGGTTGCGATGTACCCAGAGCACAACCATCTCTGGAACGCTCGCGAAGCTGTAAAGTCACGACTAACAGAGACAAGAGCGCAGCGCTTCCTCGATGCTGCTTTAGACGACAACCGTATCCCAGCACCGTTGCGTTACTACGCTGCACACACTGGGCGGTTTGGCGGCACCGAAAAGCTCAACATGCAAAACCTTCCTCGAGGTGGCGAGTTACGTCAATGTCTCGTCGCACCCAAAGATCACCTAGTTTACGTAGCTGACCTGTCAAACATTGAAGCACGCATGCTGGCTTACGTTGCAGATCAACAAGATCTCATCGAACAGTTTAGACGCGGCGACGACATCTACTCCAACTTCGCAAGCGTCATTTACGAACGCCCTATCAATAAAAAGAAAGACCCCACCGAACGGTTTGTAGGTAAAACTGCGATCCTTGGGTTGGGCTACGGCATGGGGCACAACAAATTCCAAGCCACGCTCAAGTCAGGAGCAATGGGTCCACCCCAAGACTTCACCCAACAAGAAGCACTTGAAATCGTTACCAAGTACCGCACTACTTACAACAAGATTGCGCTGCTATGGAGCAGGCTTCAAGACCAACTACAACTAACCCTCCACCCCGAAAACTACGGCATGAAATACGGTCCGTTCTTTACAGTAGAAAGAAACGGATTCCGGCTGCCAAACGGTATGTCTCTTCACTACACAGACCTGTCGCCTGAAGCGACAGGTGGGTATGCGTATTTATCACGCGGTAAAAAAGAGTACACGTACGGAGGGCGAATCACTGAAAACCTTATACAAGCACTGTCTCGTATTGTAATTACAGACAGCATGCTACGGCTGCAGAACAAGATGCCTGACTCACGGGTCGCGCTAACGGTTCACGATGAGATAATTATTATTGCAGCTAATACCCACCCTGATGCTACAATGAATACGATCATTGACGATCTATGCATCGCTCCAGAGTGGGCACCAGATCTTCCTTTAGCTGCTGAGGGTGGTTACGACACCGTATATAGTAAATAACATGTCAAGACTCGTCCTCTCAAGAAAGGTAAAGCAAGGAGTCATCATCCACAAAGATGGTGAGGTGCTTGCCAGTTTGGAAGTACACAAAGTAGATCGCAATGCGGTCACACTAGCGTTTGTCGCAGACACGGAAATAAAAATAGATCGCGACGAAATTTATAGCAAGGAGTCAGAAACTAATAAGTCAGATTATTAGTTGCGCTATTAACGGAGGGATCTATGCGCGTTACGTTTCTAGAGGCGACCAACGGTGTCCGTCTCACAAAACACTACTCAAAGAACAAAGTTACGCCCTACCCCTATGTCAAAGAAGTCACGAGCCACGAACATAAAATTACGGTAGACCAAGCAGGACTCGACGAGCTTTATAATCTGATCCAACATCACGGATCGCTCGGCCACTGCATGCTCAAAGGCGGACTCAAACGCGACCTTGTACAAGAAAGTCGCAAAGGCCAATCAGAACGCAACGCACTTAACGGCCTTTTAGTTCTAGACGTAGATGGCATCAAACTCAACCGAGCATTACCAAGCAAGCAATTGTCAGCTGCCGTTGTTGAGTCTCTTACCGAACAGGTAATCAACACATTACCCCCGGCATTTCACGATGTGTCTTACATATCCCAAGCTTCAGCTTCGCTTGGTATGAAAGGAGACAAAGTCTCGCTGCACATCTTCATGCTTCTTACGGTGCCTATGCCACCTAAATCAATCAAGTTGTGGTTACAGCACGTCAACCTTAATTCAGACTTGTTTCAACCACAGATTGAGCTAAGTTCTAATGGCCAGTCGCTCAAGTACCCACTAGATGTGTCGCTTGCTGACAACTCAAAGCTAGTATTTATAGCGACGCCCACCTTCGATGACCCGTCAGCCAACCCATTTGTTAGTGATACCGACCGTACAATCTCAATCACAAGAGGTAATGCAACAGTCGACTTGGCAGCTGAAATGGGTTCTATCCACCCAGAAATCATTCATCAACAGTCTATCAAACACAAAGACGAGCTACGTGTAGAAGCAGGCATGAAGCGCAAAAACGGTAAGGTCCAGTCAATGACTATCGATAATGAAGTCAAAGACGTACTAACTAACCCAGACCGTATGCACATCACTGTAGTCGACAGCTTCTCGTTCCCGTTC